ACTTGTATGAAGCGAGCCTAACGTGTTCAGCAGCCCCTGGCTACAGCGAGTGGCTGCTCTAACTGCCATGATGGCAGTGCTGTATACTCTGGGTGTCCAATTAGAAGAACACACCTGGGCACTGTGGAGTATACTAGCACTGAGCATGGTTCTAGAGCACCTAGCTTTCCAACACGGTGTGGCCCAGGGCATTGAAATCTATGCCAGCCTAACACCTGCCCAAAAACTTGAAATAGAAAAGATGCTCAAAGATGACAACGAATAAACCAACATGCGCCTGGATAGGGCAGGGCGAAGGCTGCGCCCTAGAGTGCCTACCAGGTAAGAGCTACTGTGAGCATCACTACGAGCAGGTCTACCAAAAGGGCACAGCACTGCGCAAGCGGCACAAGGACATCCGTGTAGCCAACTCAGTGTACGACGTAGAACAGCTCATGCACGAAGCTGTGGAACAACTTATAGAAGAAGGATTTGATCTATGATCACTGTACTAGCATTCCTAGCCGCTGTGGTTACGGGAGTAATACTCAGCTTTCTGTTTAGCTGGCCCGTGTACTGGCTGTGGAACAACGCACTCTTAGGTGCTGTGGACGGTGTTCACACTATTACTTGGCTACAGGCCTGGGGCATTATGATCCTGTTCCATATCCTGTTCAAAGCCACATTGGAATCCAAAAAGGACAGCAAGGATTGAGGTGGTAGTGGGCCCGGTCAGGTGGGGTGGCCGGGGCTTACATCTTGCTACTGTACAAGCATACAGTAGCAAGCATGCCAAATCTTTTTTCAAAATCCCCATAAAAATCCTCATTAAAAATGTCAGTGTTAGACTAGATCACCAGGGGCCGAGATCTCCAACACCGGCAATTTTTGCGCAACAAATTTTTAGCTCTATATAGACCTCTCTTTAACCAGTACATACACATAGTCAATAAATATCTCTGTATATGTACGCACATTCCTCAGTAATAGTCAGCTACAGTGTTTACCTTGACAGTCAAGCATGGCTGGCACAGAACTACATCACAGTGGCTCGCGACTACACTGCTGAGCCTTTCACTGAGAATCCCAATATGATGATACTGCGTTTTGGTTATCGTCCTCACTGGGAACTCTACTTACTACGCTTTGGTCATCGTGGTGCTCAAAACTTTCATGACTCATAGATCTTTGATACTGTAAATTTTTTTTACAGAATTTTTGTCACACTATATAGATCTCATATTAAACACTGACTTAACTGCCCTCTCCCCTGTTTTAAATAACAGCATACTTTATTGGAGTGTGTGCTCACTGTGGATCCCTTAACTATTGGCCTGGCATTTACCACAGCACAGTCTGCTGTCAGTCATATCAAATCTGCCATAGCCCTGGGCAAAGACATCAACGGCCTAGTTGGTCAGTTTTCACGGTTCTTTGACTCAGCGGACAGCATACATCGTGCTAGAATATCCAATCAAGTACAGGCTGCTCAACTAGGTAAAACTGATGCTGAACTGGGTCGTCAAGCACTCGAACTGGCCATGCACAGTGATGCTCTACGACAGCAAGAGCGTGAACTCAAGGACATGATCATATGGCAGCTGGGAAAACCGCAGGTATGGGAAGACATGATTCGTGAGCGTACCAGACTGTTCAAGGCTCGTGCTGAAGCGCAGAGACTGGCTGATGAACAAGCACTGGCTCAGAGTAGAAAAACCGCTGATCAGATCATGACAGCATTTTACTTTGTGGGTTTCGCTGTCTGTGGATTTTGTTTGGTCATCACTGCCATCGGCATCTACAGCAGCATGGAAGAACAACGGGTATATCAGGAAAAGGTCAGTCGTCAGCAGGCTGTTAAACAACAGCAGTTGTTGGCCGCTGCTCGGGCACAGCGTGAGGCTGCTTTGGCTGCTGTGCGATAATGTTGGTGGTTAATTGGTTGAGAAAAATCTTTTTTAACCGGTTGCGCTTCGCGCGGGTTTGGCTCTCGGAACCGGGATCTGAGGATAAATATTTTATATAGTTTTATCACCTAGGAGAACCTACTATGCCATATACCGTGCGAGTTTTTACCGACGCAGAAAGAACCCAGTGGACAGACCATGAATTTGACAGCATGGCCGAAGCACAGAGCCAAATTTGGGGCCGTGGGGAAGACCCCTATGACAACGACGACAGACCCATTGAGTGGTTGGGCGACGTGGGCTTTGACATCTATGATCCAGACGGAGTCTGTGTGGACTCTGGTCCCACTGGCGACCGCGTGGGCGAGATCAAGGCCTAACACCAAAAAGTCAGTGATTTTTTTCGGGAAAGGATAAGTACACGGATAATATCCTCTTGTCCTTGCCTATGCTACACGTAATCACTGCTGTCACAGACCCCTTATTGACACTGATCAAAGATGATCCAGTGCGACCCGAACTTGACATTGCTTTCAGAGTCAATGATCATGCCGAAGTTTTTGTACTTCTAGACCCCGATCCCCAGGGAGTTGTTCCTCGAGCCACTGCTGTGGTCTGTTGTGCTTACAGAGCCAATGTGCCCAGCACCGTGGAAGAACTTAAGATCACTCCTGCTGTCACAGCCACTGCGGCTGTGTTTTACACTATTTGGAGCTATCAACCCGGCGCTGGCCGCAAGTTGATCATGGCTGCTAGATCGTGGATACAAGAACATCGCAGCCACGTTCGAGAATTTGTCACACTGAGTCCGCCCACTGAAATGGCACGTATCTTCCACATTCGCAACGGCGCTACTGTGATGCGAGTCAACTCTGAGACTGTGAACTACCTGTATCCCTGAACAGCTCTCGGAGCTCCCTCAGTGCTGATTCATAGCTGGATTGATTGACTTTAATGGCCCTGCCGCCCCGGGCTCGCCACTGCTCACAGTTTGAAGTTCTGTCATCTATGAGCACATCTCCTGCTTGATAGTGATATTGCTTGTCGTGGCTGTAGGGACCAAACCTCACACGTAGATCTGGATAGTACTGCTGTGTCCACAAGACCTTGTCATGAAAGCTGTCGGGCACGTCATTGTTCCTGGGCGTGGCTGTGAGCAGATACAGGTCCCAGCCCAGTTGATCTCTAAATCCGCGGCACAGGTCCACCATTTGATCTGCCAGTGGCATTTTAGGCAGGTTGAGATAAAGATTGGGTATGTCTGCTAGATGCTGCCACTGCTGTTCGGGCCATTTTTCCGAACTACCAAAATCTTTTTTAGGCCCCAGCATGGTTCTTGCGTAGGTGTCAAAGTCGGCGATCACGCCATCCATGTCTAGATATAATGTGGGCATTGTTTCCTTGTTTTATATGCTCAATGATTGATCATGTAGCTGGTTGATCATGTCCACTACCCGGGCAAGAATCTGTTGGTTGCGCAGGACCTTGTAGACCAAGTTAGCTTCATCAAACTCTCCCTGGGGTTGTTGTAGACCCAGTTTTCTGTAATTTCTCAGTAATTGTAGCGCAGTTCTCAGTGTAGGTAAACTCCGAGTTTGCTCAGCGGCTTCCAGTATGGTAGTCCAAACTTTGACCATGTGCTCGACTTCTTGTAGATCATAGTCAGGGTGACCTTTTTTGGGTTCTTTGATCCACTGGTCATTGAGCACTGAATAAGTGCCAGCACTGACTCCGGGACTGTCACTGTCCTCTACATACAGGCCCACGGGTATACCATGTATCTTAATATCGTATTCACGATCATAGAGCAAGCGTTTGGTATCAAATAGTTCGGCTACTTCACGGTCACAGCTGATCGCAGAGTAGTCAGCGATTAGGTGTAGGTCCAGATCAGAATGACCTGTATAATTATAGTTCACATTAGATCCAGTGATAACTATATCCATGATATCAAAATCTATGTCGCAGAATTCTTTGAAATCTTCAGCAATGCGTAACAGCGCACCTCGCACATCTGATTTAAGGCGGCCCGACCCTTCCCAGAGTTTAGGGTTCAATGTTACGTTATGCTGTATGGGATCTGCTAGTTCTTCAAACTTCATGATCAGTTATTTAGTAGGGTAAATAGTGTAACTATGATGATAGAAAATTATATCGGACATCTTTTAATAGCCAACCCCAGCAATCCCAATGGTGATTCTCTGGAGAAAACCGTGATGATGATTGTCACACACACAGAATCTGTGGCTGTGGCACTCCAGATTAATACCCCACACACGGACCTTACTCTAAGCAGAGTTTCGGAACATATAGGTATTGATCACGAGGGAGACAAACCTGTGTTCTATGGGGGCAACATACACCATAATAAAATTCATATCATACACAGTTTGGACTGGGAAGGTATGACTACAGTAAAACTCAATGATGAAATTGGCATAACCAACGACATCAGTATACTGATGGCATTGAGCAGAAATGAAGGCCCTGAGTACTTCAAAGCCTGTTCAGGTTATAGATTATGGGAAAAGGGCGAATTTGATCTACAGTTAGATTCTTCAACGCCCTTGGGTAAGACCAGCCACAAATGGGAAATTATTCCTGCTACTGTAGAAAATACATTTCTCATAGATCCTCATGATCATTGGCGCAAGGCCATTGAGGAAGCGGCTAGATTTAAAATAGACGCTTGGATCTAATCTTTAATCTTTTTCGGGATTTAAGTTATTAATCATAGACCTAATCATAGCACTGCCTGTCTTTGATTTAAGTTTATTCACGCTCATGCCCTGTGACGGATCGACCTCTGTGATTTCTCCAGTCTCTGGATCTGTGGTAGTTGACACAGTACTGGTGCGTTTCAGTCCACCATATATTCCACTGGCAGGGCTCTGTGATCTTCCACCGCCTTGACTGAAACTGGTCTGACTTTCTTCTTCACCAGCATCTGTGATTCTCAGTGTGTCTACATTGAATTCAAGTTCGACCTTCTGTCCCACGCCTGAACTTGAACGTGTCTTCATAAACTGAATTTGATAACGTCCACGTTCTTTCATAGCACGTGATGTAAAGATACCTATGACATTGTCTGCGGTCATAATCTTTGACAAACCACCACTAATGTGACTGTGATCAAACTCAATTTCTTCAACTGCTGATCTGTTCAACTGACTTGCCGTTACAGTAACACATTGTGTTTCCATGGCCAAGTTACGGATCTCTTCCGACACATATTTGTCTTTAACAAACAAATCGCTGGGCGATACCTTCACAGATAAAGGCATCATTAAATCCAGGTAATCTATGAGAATTACGTCTGGTTTATGGCCTTTTTTGACCTGATATTCTTTCAAATAAGCTCGAATATCGTTACAATTTTTTCCTGAGGGCATGTACTTGATCTGTACACTTCCTGACTTTCTGCCCATCATTTTAACCTTTAATTCCACGTCATCAATGTTCTTAAAGATTTCACGAGTTGTGATTCCAGTCATCATAGAATCCAAGCGCATGGCCACTAAACCTTCAGCAAGCTCAAATGTTAGATACAATACATTCATGCCCTGCTCGGCCCAATTTACTCCTAGGTTAGCCAAGAACAAACTCTTGCCGCCACCCGATCCAGCGCAGAAAATATTCAACTCCCCGCGGTTAAATCCGCCATAAAGTTTCTTATCAATACTAGGCCAGCCAGTACTAACCTGTCCGTTACCGTCTTTGAGTTTGGTAAGACGTGCTCTAGGATCTTCAAAGTAGTCTGTGCCCATGTCTTTGTTTAAAGATATCTGTATAGCGTCTTTGATCAGTTTCTCAACTGGGCCGTAATCGCCTTTTTCTAACAAATCTGCCGATTGAACAATGGCTCGTTCAAGAGCTTTGTGCCTACTAAATTCTTCAAATTCATTCATCAGCCATTCATAGTTTTCTTTGGCCAATGGAGCAGGATTAAAGTCAATGCCACAGGATGTGTTAACAATTGTAGATACGGGCATGATTTTATATTGATCCACATATTCTGTGATAAATTTCGCAGTCTCTCTCAGACGTTGATCAAAGTTTTCAGGATCAAATATATTTTGACACCTAGCAAATGTCTCCGAATCTGACAGAAACATTTCTAGATAAAGTTTTTGAATTTCGTAATTATAGGTTTTCATCTTTTATGGCTTCTAATTTTTTCTTTAGTAGTTGTATTTTTATCTCGTTTGTTTCTTTGTAGTGTAAGATTGTGGCCATGGTATACAACCTGCCATACTTCTTAACAGCGTCTGCTACGTCTTTGACATCTTCACCCCACGGAGGAATACTCACAGACCATTTATTTTCTATGGCTGCTTTTAACATTTTAGCACCTGCTCGATCATGATCCGGTACTACAATAACTTCACGATTCAATGCGTTTAATCGCATACATTGTACTTCATTGGGTTCGTTGTGCGCTATGGCACATCCATCAACGGCAATGGCATCAAACTGTCCTTCAACCACAATAACAAATTTACGATCATGAGATTGAGCATCAATATTGAACACATATCCAGGTTGTGCATCTGTGAGATATTTGGGCTTACCGGGCTTTATTTTACGTCCGGTGTATCCGACTATTTTACCATCATGATAGAAAGGTATGATTACGCGATCTCGATATCCATTTGCCGCACTCCAATGCCAGTCATACCAATCCCAGCCTACTTTGCGCTCATCCACCAAATACGAGATTACATCAAATAACTCAGCGTCTTGAGCGCCTTCGGCTATCCAAGTATCTATAGGAAGACAATCTTCAGGTAACGGTTTTTCAACTAACTCAAATTTTAATTCTTTTTTTGCTACGGGCTGATCTTCTTTAAACTTTAAGGCAATAAGATTAAGTTTGCCTATGTCTGCGGAATTTAGACCAAGCCATTTTAATAAGTTCTTGGTATTACTGCTCAGTAATTTTCCAGGAGTCCAACCTGCTTTAAAGTTACAGTTGAAACAGTGGTATTGAAATCCACCTTCTGGATTTGTACGGATCCCACCTCGCTGTCTGGTATCTATGTTTTCACCGTGATGTTGACAGCAGACAGCATTAAAGCTGGTCCATCCACTGGGAGTGGATTTACGCTTGCCGGGTAATAATGATAATACTGTTGATAGGATTTCGTTCACTACAACAGTTTAACATCTATAAAGAACCTTGTCAAGTGATCCGTAGTACGTAGGATTGTCATTATCTGATTCTGCAGGAGCCGTTGCCGGAACAAACATAAATCTAACGTAGGTAAAAACTCCGTTAAAATTTACATAGTCAATTCCGGTAAAACCGTTATAAGTTAAAGTATCTATAGTTGAATAGTTTCCAAAACTAGCCGGAGTATTGTCTAGTGTTCCTTGAATATACACGGTGCCTTTATATCTATTCATATAGATTGCCGCAGTATGTAGTGCGGTATTTCCATTGTACTCTGGGTAAGCATAGATGTTGCCGCTTTTGTGTTCAAATAACTGTGTATCTGAGTTATAACTTTTTTCAAAGCTGACAACTTCTTGGCTAGGTTGAAGCACAGGAAAAACATCGCTGAGGATTTGAGCAGTACCTGATACACCGTAGTAAGTGTCGGAGTAGGTAGGTAGATATGTACCATCAGTATCTAATAATTTTACGCTGTAACGATAGCTAGACTTATCTAAATCCATGGTATCGCTTTCTGTTAAGGTCAGCAGAGCCAGTCCCCTAGTTGCGGTGGTTGTTTCTAAAACTTCAAGAGGTTTTTCTACAATCAATCTTTGATTTATAGCATCGTACATAGAAAAGACAAAGGTCTGTGTGTTAGAAATGCTAACACGTTTCTGATCACTGTTCTTAAATTGAATTCTAACCTGATTCTTAATGCCTTTTTGTATTTTTAAATCGCGCTGATACATAACTCGATTAACCCCCTTTGTAGTCGCATCCAGATCTAGTATTGCGTCTAGTGTGTTGGCGTATAAATAGATTGGTAAATTTTGCATACCGTATTTATTGATAAACATGTCATTACCCAATAGCTTTCAAAAAGATCACCCTTTTATTTCCTGTATTAAATCTAATGACACAGAATATGTGGGTATTGTTATTAACTTTGACAATTTTGTCACTAGCATCTATGACATATCAGCAATAAAATTAGACGAAGATCGTAAATCTTTTTTAGAACTTGGGGAAATTTGGTGGTGGGAAAGCAATAGGAAAATACCAATCAATATTTTCTTAAAACAAGAGATGCAGAATTTTCGATATTCTATTAAGACATTTAATAGCAAGGACGTAGAACTAGTGTTTGGTCCTACAGTTAATCTCAGCGAGATTGCTGAGAAAAGAATAAAAAGAAAATCAATTCAGCTAGTACGAACTGTTAAGAGTATCCGTAGCTGATATTTTCACAGATTAAATTCATCTGCACCACAATAGCATGAGCATATGCTATGGCGTGTGCTTTCTTAAAATAGTATTCGTCATTAGTGGGTTTAATCCAAACCTCACTTAAAATTTCATCCCAAGTTTTATCTAGTAGATGCCGTTTCGCAGGTCTAATCATTGCCAACACTGCGGCTAGTTGTTCTATAGATTTAGGACAAGTTTTTCTTAGAATATTGCCATGACCATTGATATGAAACAACATATCAACAAATTCATCTTGAAGTAATAGATCCCATAGCGGTTCTGTATTCATCAATGATGTTAAATGTGCTTCATCCTTGACTCCTTGATATACGTTAACGTTCAACAGATCTATTTTAAAATAACCCAATTCTTCTGCTGTTTTATAATCAATGTTAGCTGTATCAGTTAAAGGATTGTAAGGAATAGCAGTACAATATACACCTGTATTGTGCTTTTTAAAAGTATTATTTTCTTTTATAGCCGCAGGAGTATGCGGAATAACATCCAATATTTTTTTCCTGTCGGCAAAGTCTATGTCAATATCCGGCACTTCTGATCTCGTCGTAGGTTGGTGCGTAATTACCGCGATGTTGTACTGTGATACTTGCCGCGATGTTAGCAAACATTATAGCTTTTTCTATATCGTTTGTCAATAGGTATTGGTATGTTAACGCAGATAGGAAAGTATCGCCGGCACCGCAAACATCTGCTACTTCAATAGTAGGTGCTGGATAAGTTTCATCTTTATAACGGGCACCTTGTTTACCTAAAGTAACAATTAAGTCATCCGGGGCGGATGTTGCTAGACTATTTTCCAAACTATTAATTTTTACATAGGCACCTTGGAATCTTTTTAGATCTGTTTTCTTTGTATCAATGAATACAGGACCTTGGAAGTTGCGTATAATCTGCTCAATATGCTGATAGGTTAAGAAACCTTTGTTGTAATCTGAAATTACCACAGCATCATAGGTTTCCCAGGGATTGCTTCCAATATCACCATCCCAAGGTTCAATTTCTGGTTCGTCATCTACTCTTAACAGATGTTGACCCGAACGTTGATCAATGTAACGAGTTTTTGTAATATCTTCTCGATTGGTAATAAAAGCAATCCAGCAATTTAAATTAGTTAAATTATCATAGACATTAGCGGCCATGCCAGAGACATCATAGCTTTCTACAATTTTAATCACAGGCACTGGTGCCTCGGGGCTTAATCTATCAACTGTGCCAATATTATATCTATCAGTACAACTATCCCCGATTAATAATATCTTTAATTGTGTTAGTGGTTGAGTATTTTTCGAGTCGTTCATAAAATCTAATTTCTTTACAATATTGTTCTCCGAGGATTTTAACACCTCTATAATCGCTGCCTTTGACCATTACGTCTGGTTCAAAATTTTTAATATAATCAATTAACTCTTGATCTGTATCAAAAATTTCTACACGATCAACTGCCTTTAATGCTGCCAACATTGATGTACGTTGATACTCGTTATTAACTGGACGTTGGGGGCCTTTTAACTCTTTGATCCTACGGTCACTGTCTGTTAACACCAATACGTATGAATTAGGAAAAGACCGAGCATATTCTAACAGACGAATGTGCCCTATATGTAATATATCAAAACTGCCGTTAACAACAACTTTGGTCATATTGAAAAATGTTTCTTTAATTTGTTTGTATCAGCACAAGTATATGTCTGGTATTGATTTTTAATATTATCCGGCATAGGAATATATTCTATGCTAGCACCGTGCTTGTTGGCTATTGTTTGAGCCACTGATTCAAATGACAAAGTGCGACCTGTTCCTACATTCCATATACCAGATTCTCTGACATCAAAAAATGTTCGATGTACATCACATACCATGTTTACAGGCACAAAATCTCTAAGAAACTTGTCACTGCCTTCAAATAATTTTATTTTTCCAGTAGTTATTGCCTGCTGTTCGAATTGAAAATACGGACTGGCTTGATTACCTTTATGATCTTCATGAGGACCATAGACATTAAAATATCTAAATCCTTGGATGAGTATGTTAGTGTTTTCAAGTCGTTCAACATATCTATCAAATAAAAATTTACTCCAAGCATAAGGGCTTAACGGATGTTTAGGAGAGTCTTCGTGAAATTGATCGCTCAATCCATAAACACTGGCAGAACTCGAATATTGAAAATTTACCTTGGCATTAATACATTCATGTAACAGCCATTGACTGAATTCATAGTTTTGAGACATTACCCTTTCTACATTCTTTTCAGTAGTAGCACTAATTGCCCCTAGATGTACGACCCAATCTAAATCTCTAACATTAGGTAACTCATCACCCCATTCATAAAAACTTAATTCATGAACAGCCAGAGCCTTGGACATATTCTGTCCAATAAACCCTTTATGTCCTGTTATTAACATTTTCACTTTTGATTATCGCCCTTCATAACGCGATAATTGTCTTCAACGCTGTCTGGGGTGCTTACTTCGATGATCGTACCTTCTTCAAGGCAGATAATTTGATGAGGTAGAAGTGGAGGATTATGCCAAGTGTCTCCAACGTTTAATTCTTTTTCAAATACATCTGCGTTATCAGTTTTAATATATTTTACAATAAATTTTCCGCTGATCACATGCCATGTTTCATCTTTTTCAGAATGAAAGTGCATGCTAAACTTAGCGCCGGTATTGAATTTCATTAGCTTACCGCAGTACTTATCGTTGGTAGCCCAAATTAATTCATGTCCCCACCCTTTTTCTATAAATCCATTTAATCGTGTCATAGTTCTCCGCTTTCTGCTAATTTTAAAATTAGACTATATTGTTCATAGGCCTTTTTTACAGCAGGATATTTTTCCTTTAAGTATTTTTCGTGTTCTTTCTGTTTCATTAGATGCTCAAACATTCCGTAATGACCGTGTTGTTTCATATTATTGAATACCTGTGCTTCAAAATTAGCAATTTTTTCTAATTCACTTTCAGTAATTTCTACTGTATATAGTATCTCTGTTTCCATAGGCAACGATTCAAACATTACTTTATTGTAATCAACACAGTCTCGGAAATATTGAGTATTCATTTTAGTAATTTTGTGTGCTCGTTTAATACTATCTACACATACAATCCTATGACGATCGCAGAATTCCTTGACATTATCAACACTCATTTTATCCCTACTTCTTTACAGATTTCTTTTACCAATGCCACATCTGATGGCACTTCTTTAAATTTCTTAAGCCAATACGGTACATCAAAGGCTGGAGAAATCATATCTAATTGATCGTCACTCATGTTTTTAATCATAGATTGACCGGTTGAACTATTTAAAACTATCCAAGGACTGACATGGCCATTTTTGATATCGTGTACTGCTTTGTTAAGACTAACGTAATTAAAATAATGAGCAAACTCTGCGTTATGTTCGTCGGCCCATTCCATCATAGTTTGTAGGCTACGTTGTACAGCACTTTCTACAGGTTCAACTTTGATCGTTTCATAAAGATACTTTTCATACAATTCGTCCCTACACCAATGATCTAATTTAACGCCGCTTTTAATCACAAAGTCGATAAATTTTTCTGGATATAACGGGTTAACATTATTGATAAAACTACCAAATCTCACAAAGGCATTATAGTAACTGCTGTCTGCAAAATCGTCATAGGATTTAGATTTTTTAGCATTTTGTGTTAATTGCCAAAATCTATTATAGGCTATAAATCCTGCTTGAACACGTTTTTCATCCTTTTGTAACGCTCGCCTTTTTCTTTCACACATATGAGCAACCAAAGTTTTTTCCTGCATGAAACTTTTATCGCAATGTACACAGGTATAAGGTTGGTCTACTAATTTTATCATTAAAAAGTATCTCTAGGAAATCGATGAGTTGATTCTTTAAAATTAATTCTTGCTGGAGAATTTCCCCGAGGTAATATAGACATAAAAGTAGCCCACTCTTGAGCAAGATCTTTTATTTTATTGTCTGGATCAAAGTTTGTCAATCCTAACTTCGGCGCTATTTTATCTTTGGCAAAGTAATAATGCGATAACGGATCAGGATGACTATCTTTATACGCTGTTACTCCATTTAACAGAGACAGCATCTCTGGAGTATTATATGTTTCTCTACAAAAATGTATATAGTCTTCCATGTCAACATCGATCATTTTAAGATGACTATTAATTTTAATTACAGAATCAACAAGCAGATTTTTTGGATCGCACAACTTTAAAAAACTATTTTTATTTTGAACAAATTCAGATTTAAAATTAGTTTGATCTGGACTTATCATCCAACCCATGGTCCACTCACAATCAATATTTTCTAAGATATGTTGTGCGGCATGTACATAATTTACTGTTTCCATGAGCCCCATAAACGGATTAAAATACTTTTCAACCCAATCAGGTGAATATGTAGATTGATTATAAATGCTACCGCATGCGGCCCAACTATGAGCATTAGTAAGTATCCTATCTTCTCTAATAGGAGACGACCAAATAATTACAACGGTATCGTCTTTGGTAATGTTTCTTTTTAAGATTGCTTCATTTAACCGATTAAAAATTCCTCGATTTCCTATTCCTGCCAAGGCCCAATTTTCGTAGAAATCAAAGTGATTAGATAAATGATCGGCCCAAGTGGTGTACAAACATCCTCCTGTAAAACTACAACCAAATGCAAAAAGTCTTTTCATAATTTTAATGTTTTGTAAACTGCTTTTGCTACTTGATTATGCCCTTCGATGCCCATGTGACTGTTATCATTGGCTCTTGGAGCAGACATTATTGGGTCCCAAAGAGGTGTATTATGAATATTATTAAATTTTATATAAGAAGGAATATTTTCAAATAGATCATCTTGCGCAGAAAAATGATTATTTTTTAATGCCAATGTTTCTAGATATTTTTCTGCATGATGAACATATAACAATGATCTTATTTTCATATCATAGTGAGTATGTACATTTATCCATGATTCGATATCAGATTTATTAGAACCACTGTTCCAAGATCCTATAGGCCTTGTTAAGGGTCCGTTATAGTAATCTGGTTTTTCTAAGAAGATTAAATCTCGATCTAAATGAGACCATAATACTATAATTTGATCATCTTCTTGAAATTCAAAATTTAAAATATCATGTAAAATTCTTAAATTACTTGAACCAGGTTCTGACATGTTGACAGTTGCTAATTCCATCATTGTGCCAAGAATAACGGGCCACGCAAATTTACTGGGATGCTGACCCGGTTGATTATTAGCTGTTAGACAATCTTCTAATCCGTGTCCATAGGTATGACTACAACCAAATGTTACAAGTCTACTCATATTCTTTTCTTTGCTTTTTATCGAAGCCCATTTTGTCAAACAGCTCTTCTTTATCTTTTTTATCCATCATACTGGCCATCATTTTAATATCGGATATTTTCCATGACGGATACAATTCTGCCAATAACTTTTCAATTTTGTTGGCTTTTTCTTTTTTACCTGCTGCCAAATAAGGATGATAACAATTGACACCTGTACCAGTTGCGGCAAATAATTTCCACAATAATGCTTTATGATTTTTACTTAATTCCCAATGATTTTTATTAACCATTTCATTGGTCATTTCTACATACCATTCTTGAATGTCTTGGTCGGGCATTTTCACACTGGCAGTATACCTCATTAAAATATAAGGACTGAATACCTTGCGTTCTTCATCTGTGAGATTTTCATAAAAACTGTAGTCTTTTTGATCTACAGCACGTAGTTCACGTTGGATATCAAGTTTTGCTGTTGCCATTTTCTTTACTTAAATGATATATAATTTTAGCACGTTCTAGAGCTTCTTGTAAAGTGGGATTAGTTTCGGCCATTTGTCGAATGTCTACCCAGAGCTCGTTTTCTCGTATCTCTTTTATTAGACTCTTAGCTCGGGTGCTCTGTCCAATCATTATACGTTCTGTGCTGCCGGATTCTCTAGCGTATACTGTTTCCCCACCGTCGGGACTTTCGTAGATGTAAGTAGCACCTGGAGTTAGTCTGCCCATGTTAAATCACCAGCATTTAGTATAATCAACTATCTCACTTTGACGACTGACTTCTTTGACAAAATAAGCACAGGTCGGTTTAGGACCGGGCTCTAAAGGAGTACATAGTAGTTGTCCGGGTTTCATCTTAGGAAAATACCATTTAACATCTTGATAGACATCAATGATATCAATCTCATGAAATTCTGGCCTAAATCCGCTGAGAGGGTTAAAACAAAATGTTTTAAATCCTCGATCATTTAAACTAGTCAATGGCAGCACTTCCATGTCAGGGCCTTCAGGATCACCTACAATAGTACACCAATCTAATGGCATAGTAAGTTCATGAGGACCTATTTTCAGTACTGCGGCAGGACCTGTAAAACTTTCAAGAAAGATTAAAGGTACAAAGAAATAATCAGGATTACTGTTATCACTGTTATCCAAGACAGCGAATCTGAGATCCTCGTCTATTTCTTCAGGTAATTCGTTTAATAAAAACGTTTGATCGTTAAGTGTTAAAATTTGCATTATTGGTATTTTACTTTTTCAATTGTGAATGGATACTTTGCTTCTTTATAGAACTTCTTACGTTCTGTAAGATGCCTCTTCGCATATTTCGTGCTTGCTGTGAGATCCCAGATTTGTACGAAGTCTTTGTCGTCTGCTTTTCTAATGCCGCGCCCAATGCTTTGTATAACTCGGACAAAGCTCTTTCCGGGCTCAAGAAGAACCAGATTAAAAATACGAGGGATATTAATACCCACAGCGGCCACACCGTAAGTCGCCACAATAATCTTGTTATTAGCAATCGCCACTTCATTGTATTCCTCTTTTCTATCTTTTGTTTTTACTCTACCACTAATGAACACACAGTCGGTTAATTTTTCTGTTAAAAATTCTCCGCTTTCGATCCTGTCAACCAGTACCAGAGTATTTCCAGATTCTGAAATACCTTGAATTAAACTAGAAAGGTAAGTCATACGATCAGAGTTGGTTACAAGATATTTTAACTCTTCAGCATACCCGCCAAATTCTTTCCATTCTGCTGTTTGTATAACATTAACGTGACATCCGCTTAGTACGCCTTTTTCCTGTAATTCATGTGCCTTTACACGGTGAACAACTTCACCTAAACTAGCACGAATACTTTGGAATTCGTGGTCTGCTTTTGGAACAGTCCCTGTTAATCCCCAACGAATAGGAGCATTGGCAAGATTACGTGTTAACAATGTTTTTAATACATCTGCCTTGGCCATGTGTACTTCATCGACCATGACACAGCTAACACCGTCTAACAATTCTGTCAGTCTTGCCAGCTGTTCTTCGCCATCAAATTCTTTGGAACCTTTATCCAAAATATTCAAACTTTGCCAGGTACAAATAGTATGTGTTTTGTCTAAGTTTTTTCTGTCGCCGTAGTAAACTCCAACATCTAATCCGCAGTTGACAAAGTCTTCTTCTGTTTGTTCAACCAGTGACTTGTTAGGAACAATGGTTACAGTTCGACCATATTTTTCGCAGATTTTTGCCAAAGTTGCGGTGGTAATTGTTTTACCAAAACCAGTGGCAATTTCTTGAATACACTGGGGATTCTCAAGAAACTTGTTGATAACTTCGACTTGGTCGTCACGCAGTCTAATCTTTTCACCTGCAAACCTATGCCCCTCGGGCCATGTTTGATCACCCCAAAAATCTTCAGAAATTTCTTCAAATTTTAGGTCTGTGGGATTTCTCAGATCTTCAAGTTCGATGTAAAAGTTTTTTGATTCAAGGTATTCAAGTACCTGCGGCAACATACTTAGATAGGTAGTTCCTCCAAGACCAAAAAAGCTCACAGTACCATCCCAACGACCTAATTTATAGGCCGGACGATACCGTGCTGTAGGGTCTTCGTATTTGAATTTTTTTACCAAAGCCTTTCTACTGTCAAGATCTAAATTTTCGATCTTAACATTTACTTCGTCTTTAATAACAATTTTACATGATGCCAAAATTTAAAATCCTTGACTTGCTTTTTTCTGAATAGAATACCATATTTTCGTGTTTTGTCACAAAATCTCTCATGGTATAATGTACATTACCATGACCTAAATTAATTACAGAATTAAAATGTAATTTAGATTTTAGCACAGGTTTAGGCAATTTGCTACTGACAAACACTACTTTGGTGTTATTTGTTATAGGAGAATTTAAATTATTATTTCTCACAAATTCATTGAAATTTAGGTCAGAAGTTGATGGTAATCTAAACATCACTGTCATTTCATCTTCTGCTACTCCTATTTCTTTTAGAAAGGCACAACTCATCTTTAATTTTTCTAGTTCGCTGCCGCCCGGAATAACAATCAAACATGGACTCATATATTTTACAATATCAGCAAGCTCAAAAAGAGGGGTATTTTCTGAATTTACATGGAAATTTTCACCAGGATCTGTTTTTAGAAAATCTTTGGTAATCTGGCTTATTTCGGAATTATCCAAGTGATCGGATACAGTTGTATCCCATGTAAATATTCCTTTCTTTCTGGCCTCAAACAACGCAGAAATGATATCTTTTGATTCTAAATCAGGCAAATTTTTTGAAATATTGACAAATTTTAAGCCATTTTCAGCCGACACTAGCATTGGTACATATCTGTCAAGATTAGTTTTAATATCTTCAAACTCGTTTAGATATTTTTGAAAATCTTCGTCTAGTTCAAATTGATCTTTTTTTACTAACTCGGATAAAAAATCAATAGATTCCTCAGTTAGGGCAAAATTCCATGATTTTTGGTCCTTATCCCATTGGGCATAGAACATGTTGTCTCGGGCTTTTCTAATTTCATCAACCGTGGTCTCATTGTAGGGAAATTCTACCTTGGCAACTTTGCCATAGACCGGATCATTGATTATTGATATTCTTTTTGCGGTATTGACTTTTCTAATGGGATAACGAAATGTGGGATTTTCCACAAATTGTGAGATATCTTTCTTTAAAAAAGAAGATAGGGCCGCAGAATGACGTTTGACAATTTTCAAAGCCAGTGATGACTGCTTTTCAGTAAAACCAGAGCCCCGCATGATTTGATCTGAGAAACTGTAAAGTAGTTTTTGGTCCCAGGCATTGTAGGTAGCCACTGGTCTCGTGGCCAAAGTG